ATATTAGAAGCAGTAAGAGATTTATCTGCACCCGTGATGGTCACGTTATCCGATGAAGTTATACCGTCGGCAGAGAGAGTCCCTGTAGATGTCAAGTTGAGACCTTGGATATCACCTGTCACCGTTACGGATGATCCTGTTAAGGAACCTGTGGCTATCACATGTCCGGTGGACGAGACTGTGGCACCCTGAACCCGCCCAGAGACAGTCGCAGACGCACCTGTTAAGGAACCTGTGGCTATCACATGTCCGGTGGACGAGACTGTGGCACCCTGAAGCTGTCCCGTAACCGTTGCAGACGCACCTGTTAGGGAACCTGTGGCGACCACTTGACCTGTGGATGAAATGGTCGCTCCCTGAACCTGTCCAGTTACCGTTGCAGAATCTCCTGTTAAGGAACCAGTTGCTATCACATGTTCGGTGGACGAGACTGTGGCACCCTGAACCCGCCCAGAGACAGTCGCAGACGCACCTGTTAGGGAACCTGTGGCGACCACTTGACCTGTGGATGAAATGGTCGCTCCCTGAACCTGTCCAGTTACCGTTGCAGAATCTCCTGTTAGGGAACCTGTGGCTATCACATGTCCGGTGGACGAGACTGTGGCACCCTGAAGCTGTCCCGTGACCGTTGCAGACGCACCTGTTAGGGAACCAGTTGCTATCACATGTTCGGTGGACGAGACTGTGGCACCCTGAAGCTGTCCCGTGACCGTTGCTGAAGCGCCCGTTAGGGAACCTGTGGCCTTTACACTGCCGATGACATCCAATTTCTGTGTGGGTTGTGTAGAACCAATACCGACACTGGTCCCTTCGACCACAACGGCGCTGTTGGCAGACCATTCGGTTCCATCCCATGCGAGAATTTCACCAGTCTGTGTTCCATCTGCTGGTCCTGCATTGTCATACACCCATCCACTTCCGTCGTAGACGAGGGTCTTACCTGTGACAAGACCTGTATTGGTAAGAGGAACCCCGAATAAGTTGCTTGTTCCTTCCTTTACAAGGAATTTGTACTCGGCTGTATCTGTTGTCCCCACACCTACATTGGATGAAAAATAAGCATTTCCAGTGGTGCTTATCGTTCCGTCCACGATTGCATTCCCGGTAATAGACGCATCACCCACCACCGTTAAACTTTCGGTAAGCGTATCTACAATTAAACTTGTTGTCGAAACAGTTGCAGCAAAGATGGTCCCGGTGGTTGTCAAACCCGTCGTGGTGATGGTTCCGGTTGCTGGATCGGACTTGAGATCTTTGTTCGAAGTCAGGTTGAAGTTTCCATCACTCAACTGGATGACGCCCTTCTTCCCTGAAGCCGACGCACTTCCTCCCCCCTCTAAGGAGTTATCAATGGAACTCATACTACTAATTAAAGACATAAAAACATATTCAATTAATAACGATGGACCGATTTGATCCCAACAACGAAAAGCATGTTCAGTGGCTCAAGGGCTCTTTTGAGAAGATGGAGTATTATACTTCACCCGAATCTCAAAAGAACGGTAAGGAGTTTGTCAAGTACGTAAACTCCAATCCATTTGGTCTGTCGGTCACCGCCAGTAACGTCATGGACTGGCCAATGATCCATTCGATGATCGCCACCAAGTATGCTAAGGCGGTGCTCACTGGTCAAGCCTGGCTACCCTGATCTCGTATCCTGAAAACTTGTGCCTGACCTCCTCAAGGAAATTTTCCATAATTTGAGTTCCCTGATTTGACATAAAATCAACGTAGATCATTTGTTCCTTGTGATCCACCTTGATGGGTATTCCAATACTTCGCATCCCATCAAAGTGGAAGGGGTTCACTGGTACCTCAATCGTAGTTGTCTCAATCATCTTGAATTACATTCCCACGTTAGTTTTAACCCTGTATCCCTGGAACATCTTCTTAGCCTTCTTGACACATTCGTCATGCAAGTCCCCTATGAAGTATCTGGACATCGTGACGATCACCACCTTATCGTTGTCATCCACCTGGGCGTCGAAGTCTACAACCCTGATGCCCTCGAACTCCAGGGGCGAAACTTCCATGGCGATCGTCTCGTGTCTCATACTTAAAAATATAATGACTTTTATTTTTAAATATGCTCTACTACAGTTGCTTGTTCAGGAACGTGCCGCCGTACATGTTCAAAAAGCGCACCGAACTGAAAAGACCCACAAAACGGATGATCGAAAATCCACACAAATACGTCCACGACTGGATGGAACATGAAGAGATATATTCTCGTCTTCACGATCAACGGGTTCGTGAACAAGAGAACAAACTGGATGCCATGGAGATGTTCTGTAAGGAAGAACCCCATGCTCTAGAATGTAGGATCTATGACGTTTAGTTAAATAATTAAAGTTATATTATTTTAAATGTTGCCTGAAATCAAACTTTTACCAAATGAACTTGATTTAATAAACAATATGCAAGACCACAAGATAAAATCATATTTCGGTGCATGGATTGATTCGATTGACGAACTCAAGGAAAAATTTTATAATTCAAAACCTGTAAAACATGTTATTATTGATAATTTCTTGAATGCGGATTTCATAAAAAAGTGTACAGAAGATTTTCCAACAGATTTTTTGGAGAATCCTGCGTGGTACAAATACAATAACCCAATTGAAGTTAAATATCTAAACGACAATTTGGAAACATTTTCTGTTCATCAAAAGGATTTGGTTTACCTTCTAAGTAGTAAATATATTACAGGTTTGTTTAGATATATTACTGGAATGGATCTCGAAATTGATCCTTACATACATGGAGGGGGGATACACGTTTATCCTCGCCACGGGCGACTTGGTATTCATTTGGATTACGAGCGTCATATTTATCTAAAAGACAAGCAACGCCAACTCAACGTTATTTTATATCTTTCTGAAAATTGGAAACCAGAATGGAAAGGTGATACACAACTTTGGTCAAATGATTGTAAGAAATGTGAAATATCTTCGCCTGTTGTTTTTAATAGTGCTTTAATATTTCAAACCAGTGACCTGTCTTGGCATGGTGTACCGGAACGCCTAATGTGTCCAGAAAATGTACACAGAAGTATTCTAACTTATTATTATTTAAGTCCTCTGGAATCTAAAAAAAATACCGAAAAATTTGGTGCAAATGAGGATGGATATCGTTACAAAGCTTCTTTTGTTAAGAGACCTGAAGATCCTGAACTACAACAGATGAAAGAATTATATAAAATAAGACCAAATAGGCGTATTGAGAAGGAAGACATGGTTAAAATTTGGCCCGAGTGGACTCCTGAACTTTTTTAGTGCTGAGCCAGTGAAAGAGCGAACGGATTGTTGTCCAACTGCTTAACGGCGAGTCCCAGGTTGTTTGTCCTGAAATCTGCATTTCCCTTGTAGGCATTGTTATTCTGCTTCCAAGTGATATCGTAGTTCTGACCGAGATACTGGTTCCCGGCACCTCCCTTGATAACGGTCGAAGCGCTATCGCGAGTGTGTGTGGTGGCACCCTGAGCTTGGGTGGCGGAACCGCGGACGTTCATGCGACCACCAGGGGGCGTGTAGCCCTTGTTGCCGCGGTCGGCGGGACGCAGAAGGATGGTGTTCTGGGTGTTCTGATAGGCTCCCTCGAATGAGTGAATGCCCGGAGCCGCCACGTCGTTGATCCTTGCCACAAAGTTCGCTTTGTTACGGGTCGGAGCCTCCTGAAGAGTTCCAGCAGAAACGAACTTCTTAGCCGCACCGAACTCGAGACCGTCCATGCGGGTCGAAGTCTCCGAACGGACTGTGGGGCGCTGAGTCTTCACATACTGCTCGCGTTCGCGCTGACCGGTGAGCATGCCACCCTGTCCCTGGGCTCGGCCCCTCTCTAATGGACGCTTGCCCTCTGCGCCCAAAAGTTGATAGGTCTTCTGAGGACGATTCTGGGTGACGGTGAGACGCTCCGATCCACGACCCACGAAGTCCTTGGCGGGACCCGACCTGCCGGGGAGGGTGGTGAGCTTGTACGCGCCGACGTTGTTTGGCATCACGCGGAATTGCTGCTGATAGCCACCGTAGGCGGGAACGTTAGCCGGGACGCCCAGACCCGGACCGACGAACCTACGCTCTGCAGACGACAGATTGTTCATGCGACTGGAGACATTCTGGCGATCATACAGATTGTAGACGGGCTGACCAAACGGGAACTGAACATTCGGTGCCGTGTCCTGAAGGGTCGCCACGACCTCCTTCTTGGGGTTGATAATACCACCCTGTGGGTTATTTGGGTTGTAAGTTCCCGTGAACAGATCCGTCACGGCTGTCAATTCCTGGGTTGGAGTGTTCACATTGTTACCAAAAAACGGCATCTGTTGCGTCTCTCGGTTCGGAACGGGTGCTGGAGTAAAACCTTCTTTGCGGTCACTGCTGGCAATTTGACGACCTGCCACAGCAATCCCTAACAAGGCCACAAGACTCAATGGGTCCATATTAAAACTAGAGCAGATTTTAAAAATCACTTGTATCTACGCTCAAAAAGAACGTTCTGAACATCTGCCCGGCTGCTCGTGGGATCCCACGACCGGGTCCGGAGCGGCACCGAGCACGACATGTCCTTGGAAGGAAAGTCATACGCCCGACCCGCATAGCCCTTCTTGAAGAAGGTGGTGGACTGAGGGCGGAGCATGTCCTCGACCAGGATCAGGTTGCCAGGAGCACCCTTGCCCGCCATATAGGGAGCCGTCCCGTAGATGGGCGTCGAGGCACGACCCGAGCCGGCGTAGTTGAGGTTGCTGACTACCGGAGGCGCGATCACATGATCGTAGGCGCAATCCACTGGCAGACTCTCGGCATCCAAAAGGACCTTTGATGTGTTGAGCTGATAAGCCATATTACTATCACCGGAGATTTTAAGTGCTGCCGCCGAAAGTGCCTCTGAGCTGCTGAAGTTCGGGCATCCTGGACTGACCAAACATGGAAGCGTCGTTGGGGTAGCAAGCACTTCCATCGTCCCTGCAGACCTTGTTCACCAACGGGGCGTAGGCGGCGCGAAGGAAGGCACTCTGGTCATTGGGGATGGTCGTGGACGGCATGCTGTAAAAGGCACGGAATGACTGATTGCGGCTCGAATAGACGTCCGCCTGATCAGTGGGTGTGCCTTCGTTCAGAAACTTCTTCACCTTGTCCTTGACGGTCGGGTAATAGCACGCCGCCGGGCGCTTCGGATTGTCTGTGTAATCCGAGAGAAGCACGTTGGCCATCGGATTTTCCTTGGTCGGCTGTTCACATGCCTGCCCTGGGGTGGCTGCGTTAAAGCGTGCGCCCTCATTCTCGAACGAAGCGGGCCTCATGGCTTCCTTGATGCCACCCGCCAAAAACATGGACGCCATCACCATAATAACTGTGAGACCCAGGTAAATGACCCTGATGTCACGGTTAATCACA